ACTACTCATATATATTCCTCTAATATTTTATCTCACTTTATGATAAGATGATAGTTGCTTTACTCCTCCTTATCATAAATATACTCATATTCATCAATACGAAAGAACCGGAAAAATTAACCGAGGTTCGCGAAAAGTATCGAATCCTCAGGGAGCACCTAAAGGAAACTGGTAATGAAAAGTTTGAAATGTTACACGATGAAGTTCCTATAACTGCATATTATAAGATGCGAGGATCTGTTGGATATAATACAAATAAGGGTAGAAACATTGGTTTATGTATAGATGGTGAGACGAACGAAATATTTCACGTTTTGTTACACGAACTTGCGCACTGTACCGTGGATGAATATTCACATAGTAAAAAGTATTGGGACAATTTTAAGGAATTGAAAAGTACGTGCGTAAAATTGGGTATATATGAACATATACCAGAAAAGACCGAGTTCTGTGGCAAACATGTCCAGGATAAATAATCTATGCTTAGATTAATATAAAATGGCGGCAGCATCGAAAAAAGATCTTTTTTTAATGATACTACTCTGGAATGCGGTTCTTACTTTATCGAGTGTTCCACTTCTTTCTCAGGACCCCTGGGTAAATATGACCTGGATAACACTTATACTTCCTAATATTCTTGGATTCATGCCAAGAGGTGGTCCTTTGTGGGGTAGAATGGCGCTTGATGCTCCATTCATGTTATTGGCAACGGCTATTGCTTTTATAACGTCTCTTATTGCGTCTAAAATAAAGGCGTCGATTAAAAACGATTTTAAAAATTACGGTAAAACTACAAGAAGTACAGGCAATGTTCTTGCGCTTCGTGCAGGAGGATTACTCGCTGGCTTTCTTATATCTTACTTGATATTAGGAGAAGACAGTGTATATTCTCATTTTAACAATGGTAATATGGAAGTTTCTGCTTAAGTGTATTTTTTAATGACTAAAAATGCAATTGCAGCGACTGCACCAGTAGATGCTAAACCAATCATACTTCGATTCCCTTGGTCGTTAAGAAATTGTGGTACAAAGTTCGCGAGTTTTTCTTGAACTGGCTTACTAATTGCTATTGCAGTACAAATAGCGACGACGAGAGTTTGAAACTGTTCATCGGTTAAATTAAATGGGTTCTCATTACCCTTTTTTGTTTTGTTTTCACTTTGTTGAGAAACTGGTTGTTGTGCCATCATCATTGGGGATTGCATTTGTGATTGTGTCATACGTGGATCTTGTGCCATCATTGGTGGTTCGAGTGGTGCTTCTGGCTGACTTATTATATCGGAAATGGGAGTAGAGTCCATAGTCTGTTTATTTTCACTCATATTTTTTTCGGGCATAATATTCGGCGGTTGTGGGGGTGGTACATTTGGTATGAAATTCGTTGATTGATTATTATTTAAATTGACCATACCATCATTAGAATCTGATAAATTCATTGTATATACGTCCGTCATATATTATAGAAAACTTTTTTTCGTTTTTAATGATTACGCATTACCCTGGATTATTTACGTAACGTATAATTTGGGTATAAACACCCAAATACCTTTAGAATTCTAGGTAAATCGTTTAGTTCGTCGTAATCACACATGTCATGATCTATGAAAACTGTACGTGTTTCGTGACATACATCTATCAATATGCGGTACCCGTTATCTTGATCACCTAGTTTGGTATATACTGGTATAAGTGGGGGTCGTGGTAATGATATACTATTTAATGCTGAACTTATTTTTCTAGAAAAAAGTCTTATCATTTCTTTTTAATAACTTTAAATGGTGTTGTTTTTTTAACTGTATTTCTGTCACCTATTTTCATGTTCCCGTGTTTTGGATTAAACATTTTCTTATGTGTTTGCCAGTATTGGGGTGCTCCTACCTTAAAGTTTTTTCTAAGCTTTGCTTTGTACCAAAAAACACAATCTTCTATCCTGTTACTTTTTGATGTATTATCTAAAACTAAACATTCGTAATTTTCAGTACATGAATCCATGACCTTATTGAACATGTCGAATGTTGGAAAAATACCGAAAAATGATTTGTATAACTTTTCTCGGTTTTGTATGATATTTTCACGAAGAATGAAAACGTAATCAACGTTTGCTCTAAGCGCTGGTGGTAAATCCATACAGTATTGCATGGTTAGCATAAAAAATATTTTCCAGTGTCGTCCATTCATAAAGCATTGGCGGATACACGTATCTTTCATAAACTTAGAATCATACATACAATCGTCTAAAAGTAGGAATGCACCACAATTGGTTCGACCTGCACCAACGAGCTTCTTTTGTCTATCCATAACACGTTCTATAGCTTCCCTATCGTAATCTGAATAAATGAATAGGTCAGGAACGTACTGTTGATAATAGTGATTACCTTCTTCAGTTGCTGATAAGACTATTCCTGCTGGTAAATGTTTCTTGTGATATAAGATATCCGTAACGAGTGTTGATTTTCCAGTGTTACGCTTACCTATAAAAACACAGACCTTATCATCAGCCATACCTTCAGGCTTGAATTTTCGAAGTTGAAGATTCATTTAACTTAATGCCTCGTTTTATTTTATAAAATTTTACTCACATAGAGTAAGAATGGCTGGTCGATTAAACCTTGCTGTCACGGGTATCCAGGACCAATGGCTTACTGGCGAACCTGAGTTTTCTTATTTCCTAATGAATTTTAAAAGACACACTAAATTTTCCATAGAACCTATAGAAACGCCTTTTGATGGTTCTATAGATTTTGATACGGCTTTAGAGTGTCGAATACCCCAAAATAAAGGCGATCTTATTCGGAACATGATGTTTAAATTTACTTTACCCCAACCTAAACAAGTGGATAAAACATTTACGGTTACTGTGAGTGGTGGTAAGTTTTATATAGACGGTGTTCAACAAGATACAATTACACTTTACGAAGGTACTACGTATACGTTCAATAATGCAGACCATGCATCTCATCCTTTTAGGTTTTCGGAAACGTCGGATGGTACTCACGGTGGTGGTTCAGAATACACAACAGGTGTTACGAACGCGGGGTCTGCTACTGTTACTTTTGTACCTGCTGATGGAGCTCCATCAACTTTACATTATTATTGTGGCGCACATTCTGGTATGGGTGGAACTATAAATGTACGTCTTCTTAGGTATAGGGAATCTATTGCTTCGTATATTATAGACTATGCAGATTTACGTATAGGTGGTCAAACTATAGAGCGTATAACGGGTGATTATATATACATGTACAATCAGATACACAGTAACGAAGATGATATTTTACAAACCCTTTACTTTTTATCGGGGCATGGTAATCGTATATCTGTAACGTACGATTGGGATTATAGTGTTTTTTTACCGTTTTACTTTTTTAGACATCCAAGTTTAGCTATACCTGTATGTGGACTTACTAAACAACTTGTAGATGTACGAATAAAGTTTAAGAAACTGGACGATGTAACTGAATCGTTAAACAGATCGGATTCTTCTATATCGGATCCACCAACGGGTATAACATCTGAACTTAAAAAGGTTTCGCTCGTGAATGAGTTCTTTTTTATTACAGAGAATGAAAAGAATTTTATATTATCAAGACCAATCGAGTATGTTATTACACAACTTCAAAAATCAGAATTTAAATTTAAAGCTGGTGAATCTAAAAAATCTGGTATGCTTAATTTTAAACACCCCGTTAAGGAAATGTTTTTTCTTGCGGTGAGTGATGATGTACATAAGTATGAAACGATTAAACAGGTTACAATGAAGTTTAATAATAATACGATCATAGACGCTGATACTTTAATGTTATGTTACGAACAACCCCTTAAATATTATACGGGTATAACGAAAGGTAATTTCGGTGTGTATAGTTTCTCAATGAATCCAGAAACGTATTACCCTACCGGACAAGTTAATATGAGTAGAATAGCACACAATTTAATAGAAATAGAACTCGATACACCGGATGCTAATTTTGGACACAAAGTATATGTATATGCAGTAAACTATAATGTTTTGCGTATTGAGAGCGGGCTTGGTGGTTTAAAATTTTAGTCATATATAATAGTAATGGCTGGTCGTGTTCAATTAGAAATATCTGGCCCACAGGACGCCTTTTTTACGGATGATCCCGAATATACGTACTTCGTAAAAAATTTTCAAAAACATACAAATTTTGCACCTTTTTTCCACGATTTAGACGTGGAAGGTGAAGTTGAGTTTGGTAGTACGGTAAGGTGTACTATACCACAAGATCAGGGTGATCTTATCAAAACTGTAAGTTTGAAGTTTGAGTTATCTAGCATACAACAAAATTTGATTAATGGTATAGATGGTATAGGTTACATCGAGTCTATAGGACACGCTATTATTGAGTATGCTGAAATATTAATCGGTGGTAAGGTTATTCAGCACATACCAAGCGATTTTTTAGCGATTTACTTTGATAATTATGTAACGCATACAAAACAAGAAAACCTTGCTAAACTTGTTGGTAAGCCTCCTATAGAGGCGTCTGGTACTCCTGTCGATTCAACATCAATAGGGGGGTATTTAGGACTTGCTACGTCTAACCAAAAATTTTTCGTCGATATCCCCTTTTATTTTTATAATAATCCCGAACTTGCTATTCCTATTTGTGCTATAGATAAACAAGAAGTTGAGATTGTTATTAAACTTAGGGAACGTGGTGATTGTGTATGGGGTTATAGTGCTTCACAACCCAATTATATATTTTATTTAGCTGATTATGTACCTACAAAAGGTCTTATTAAAGACATGAAAATAACGACCGAAATGGTATCTTTGGATAGTGAAGAAAGGGCTAAATTGAAATCTGAAAAAATAGATTATACAATTACACAAATTCAAGAATATAAGGATATAATACCTCAGGATCCAGATATTAGTAGTCTAGTAAATACAACACATAGACTTAATTTTACAAACCCTGTAAAGGAACTGTTTTTTATAATTCAAAGAATGAGAAAAGTGACAGGTGGTAAGTTTGTTAGTAATTTTGATTACGATTCACTTTTTCAATTATATGGTACCACTAATTCATATACGAATTATGAACATTTACAAAGACTTGCTTTAACCTTGGACGATTCTGATGTTATCGAAGGAGCTTCCGGTGAGATTATAAATTTACGCGCAGTTCAAAGTGGAATACACCATACTAGAACACAAGTGTTCAGGCGATACTATTCGTACAGTTTTGCCTTAGAACCTGAACGTTGGTATCCAACAGGTCAGATCAACTTTAGTATGATTAAAGATCAGATACTCAAACTTACAACAACACCCGATAACTATTGTAAAAGAGAGCTTAGAGTTTTGGCACAAAGTTATAATATACTCCAAGTGGAGAACGGTATAGCTAAAACAATATACAATACATAATGAATTTACTTGAAAAAGATGCACAGAATAACCTCGTAGAACAGATACAACAATCTGCTATAGACGTTGTTCGACCAGTCATGGAACAGTCCATGGTTCTTGCAGCAGAATACGCAAAAGCGTGTGGTAGAGATATGGTAGTTGGTAAAGATATGGAATATGCAATGAAATATTGTGCCATGAACGAAGTTGGTAAGAAAATGGGTACATATTTCCCAGAAATATACGAAGAATCATCAGGTGATGAAGATGAAGACGAAGATGAAGACGACGCGATATTTGATGTTGAAGAAATTCCCTTTACGAGATATTCAGGACGAGAGTATAAGTATGTTAAAATGAACATGGCACATGATAATTGGGATACGTGGGTGCCGAAAAATCCGACAGAACAGATGTTAAAAAATGCTATAGATAATAATGAACAACTCGGGTCCTGAAGGTTGGTCGTCTAATTCTGGGTATTTCAAATTATCGGATGAAATATCTTCGGATGGGGATATATCAGATGAAGATAGTGAGACTGAAACTGAATCGGAATCATCAGGGTATAATTCAAGTAAAGATGAAAAGCCCAGAATGATGAAAGGGTACTTGAAAAATACAAAAAAGTATAAAAAAATTTTATTCGAAGATGATTTTCTCCCAGAATAAAATCTCAATTTAATATATAAAAAATGTCTGCTCAAGAAACTGCTGTCCTCGTCGCCCGTGAACTCGAAGGTCAATCGCTCAACGCTATTGTTGCCGGTTTTTCCTTTGCCGCCGCCCTTTCCTGGATGGATTTGGTGAGATGGGTTGTTAATCAAATCGTCAAAGTCAACAAGAATGGTGGTATGAACTACACACTTACTGCGTTGTTCACAACGCTCTTGTCCATCTTGGTCTATGTTGCTGTTTCCCGTGTCTCTTCCAGAGTCCAAAAGCCAGCTGCGCCAATCTTTGCGGTTACTCGATAATTTTCGGTTTTTTCATAACCAGGAGCAAGAATAACCCAGTTGCGACTACCAAAAAAATAGATAAAAATGAATCCCATCTATGCGGATCCTCGTATTCGGGGATACTCATAGGCGGTGGAAGAGAATCATCTCTTCTTAGTTTAGGTATATTCTCAAATTTATCAGTAGAGCATGTTACAGCAAGTTTTAGTATATGATTTGCGTTTCTAAAATCATATGGTATTAAACGATTGTTACTACTATAGTAAAATTTAACGTGTAAATTTTGTATTGTTTTTTGAGCACCAGAGTCGAAATTATGTTCTACAGCGTCATCTACACCGGAGTAGTTAATAACGTCTCCACACATGAGTATTCTTCCAGTATAGAAAGGTGATTCTGAGTAAATGGTCTTGTTAAATTCATCTGAACCGCTACTCAGTTTTACAATAATAGCATCTGGTCCCTGTAAATTAATACTACCGGTCGTGAGTGATGTACTTGTCGATGATATATCATTTGCTGGGAGACCAAAAACATCGTGTGGAGTGGTGTATCCAGTTATTGTAGAATCGTAACCATTTGTACCCGTTTTAAATTTTAACTGAAAATCAGTTGAACCGGTTATGGTTATAGAGTTCTTATCTTTATCAAATGTAGCACCTGTAATAGGTGCGGCTACTGCTGTCGATGCTGCAACGAGTTCAGTTGCAAGTTCTTTTCCACCGTAGTTTCCTTCTGTGAGTGTTAGTGTATAATCCGTATTAGAACTAATGTTTCGTACCTGAAATACTTTGTTTCTTGCATGTATCAAAAACTGACTATGGTGAATACGGGCTGATATCATTGATATTTTTGTAACTTCATAAATGGGTGTTTTCAAAAATACTGTATAGTCTGCTGGATTTGGATACAGTTCTGGGTTACGTTCACCACTATCTATGTCTAGGGTATGTACCTTCATTAAAATAACGGGTTATTATTTTAATGAGTGTTTTTATTTAATTAATTTAAGAAAGGCTATGTGCAATTGGATTTTGTGCAAGTTGTCTTTTTGCTAAATCTAAACCAGAGTTAGTTGCATTGGGGTTGATGTTACCCTTATACGCATTGAATTGGTTATAATCATTTTTCCTGTATTGTTGAGTCCATCCACCATCTGCTGAATTGACTCTTCCATCGATTCGAGACGTATCCGAACGAACGCTTGTTATCATACCCCCTTGGTTAAGTGGATCTGCGCGAACATTCATTCTACCTGCACCCGCTGGTCTTCCTGCTTTACCTCTTCTGTCATCTGGTCTGAAACCATATTTAGTAAGTTCTTCAACCGTGTATGAATCTCCAAAAACTCGCTTTTCGCCAATCTTTGTAGCTGGTGCTGATAAGTAACCGTGTGAGAATTTGTGTATTCCTGGCGCTGGTGCATTTGCGTAAGAATAAGCTTCGATGTTTCCATCTTTCTTATTACGTGTTGGTTCTTGAGCGCGTGTTAATGCAGAAACAGTTCTTTTTGCACTGGCAAAATTGAGTGTATCTGTTCTGGATCCTGTTTCAGATCTATTTGTTGTTCGTTTAGTTCTTTCGTGTTCTGATCTTGGGGTTCTACCAGTCATACCTTGAGCACGTCCCGCAACTGGTGGGAGGCGTTCGTGTAAAAATGCGGTTTTTTCTGGGCGATTGTTACCAAGTTCGCCCATGATACCTCTTCTACCACCCTTACCATCATAAGCAGGACCACTTCGTCCTGGTAAAGTTGTGAGACGGTATGCACCTACATTTTCTGGGTTAACTCTAAAAAGTTGTTGATGACCACCAACGGCTGGTACATCTGCAGAAACACCAAGACCTGGACCAACGTTTTGTCTCTCTATTGGTGAAAGGTTATTCATTCGACCACCATCATACATCATTCGATCTCGCATGGATAAAACTTCCTGTCCAGAAGATCTCGATTGGGGTGCGACGTCCCCGAAAGCAGGTACTTCTTCTTTCGAAGTATAATCAGGTTCAACGAGTGGTGAGAGTGGTCCTAGGTAGGATGAATCTATATTGATAAGTCTATCTGATTCTGACCTGAGTGGTATATCTTCTTCGACAGATTTTCCTTCTATGTTATAATTTTCGTCTGTTTTGCTTAATCTACGTCCGGCATATACTAGGCCGGCTATAGCCAATATGGATACGGGGTCAGCCATTCTTATTTCTTATTAACATTTTTATTGAGGTATCTTTGCTGAAATAAACCATTTTGAAGATCGGCACGCGTACTCGATGGTTCATAGGTTCGGGTTCTGAGTGGAACTTTACACGCAACATTTTGGAGTGGGTGTAAATTTTGTTCATACGTTTTCGCTAAAACCTTGTTAAACTGACTCGTCGATTGTGGTCTAAGTGCATCACTTGTTTCTATATATTGAGCTGGTGAGCCTTTACCTGCCATGTATGGAGCTGTTCCGTATAACATTGTATTAGGTCTCGCCGATGTATAATTCAAAGTACTGGGCTGAGGATACAACAAAACTTCTTCAGTTGCACATACTTGTGGAACGGCCTTGTCATTTACAATTTTTAATCCTGGTTGGAGTTGATACGCCATTTACTATTACAAAAGATTTTGTTTAAGCAAATCGAGTATTCAATGTTTAAATTAAAAAATTATCGTCTATCCCCATTTGGGTTTAATCCGGCAAATGCTTCGAGTTGAATACCTCTTGCATTTGGATCGCATAAACGTGGATCTTGTCTGCATGTATTTTGTCCTTTTTTTCCGTGTAAAAATTCATAATAGGGGTCACCTGCCAATGATGTAGATGGCATGGTTACAAATTGTCTAGACATTGCGTTTCTTTGGTATTCTGGTGCGGTTGATCGCGAACGACCTGGACCGTATTTAATACCCCCTGTCGATAAATCAGTAGCCTGTTTCTTTACAGTTGGGTAATAGCATGCACTTGGTCTGTCTGGTCTGTCGTTAAAATCACTTAGCAAAACATTTCCCATTGGGTTATCTTTACTCGGGAGTTGGCAAGCACCTGACAAACCCAGTTGTCCCTGTGTTGGTCTAGCTAATGCTTCCCTGACCATATCTGAGCGTTCCATAATGTAAAGAACACCGAGTGCTGTTCCACCTAAAACAAATATACGCATGTCACGTTTTATGAGATATATTATACATGTTGCATAAATAATGAATCGCGCAGTTGCATTAACACGTTCTTCTGGAGTAAGTGTAGTTGAAGGCCAAAATTCTAAAACCTTATCTGAATTGATGAGTTGTTTTGGATCTTCGAAAAGAGATGCCATTTATATATATTGAGTTTATTTTTTACCGCCACCTAACATTCCACCTAGCATGCCTTGCATGGTTTTCATGAGTGCATTTTCATCTAGTTCTTGACCATTATTTTCCATATTATCTGCACATTGTTTTGCTACTGTTTCAATCATTGAAAGTGTTTCTTCTGGTATAGATGTGATCGTTGTACCTAACATGTAAAGTGTTTGAACATATTGCCAGATAGCATTTTTTGTATTTTCCGAACACGTGTCCCAATGATCTTTTAAATTAATATCTTTCATAAAATCTAAATTTTTTGATTCGTTTATAAAAAAGGTGTCGTCTTTTGCTGATATTTTGTCTGCAAAGGGTGTAACACTTGCCATGAATCCATCAACTACCAATTTTGGGTTAGTTTCTTTCATAAGATCGAAAGCGGATAGACATTTTTTTAAACCTTTTTCTTCTGGAAAAGTTTTATGAAGTTCCATAAGAAATTGACCCATCATTTCATTGAAAGCGGTCACAGAAGCCATTTTGTATATAATATATGTATAATATCTTTAAGTTAAGAAATTAAAATGGTTCGCTGGATATACTTTCTTTCTTACCTAATCCGTTCGTAACGATAAAAAATACTAAAATAGCAACAAGTGATGCGGGTTTAGTATAAGCGCTTAATGGTAATTTACCTTCGTTGTTAATTTTTGCTTTAAAGTGAATATACCCTGCTGTGATAAAACCAGCGATTAGACCGGCCCACGCGGGATCTCTTAAATAATCTTCAAATTCCATTTAATATAATTGAGGTTTTTTTCTCTGGGTATCCGGTGCATCTGGAAATAAAACACCTTCATTTTGTCTTCTTGGTGGAGGTGGTCCTGTATTAATAGTTTTAAATTCATTATCGATGAACGATTGATTTTGTTGTGGTTGTTCGGTTTGTGTGGGGAGTTGGTCTTCCATAGAAGTTTCATCCAATGATTCCAATCCCGGTGGTTCCATAGACGACATTTCGTTTTGTTCCATTGATTCGAGTTCTGGAGCTGGTTCTGTGGAAGGATCGGGTGTAAATGGGTCGCTGGTGACTTCTTCTTGTTCTTCACCACCTTCAATAACATCTGGGTCTTCAAAATCACCGACTTCTGCTTCACCAAGGTCGAGATCCTGGCCTTCTTGTTGTTGAGACATGTAGGTCTGAAGAATTTGTTGAACTGGTATGAGTTCTTTAACGGCTGTTTCGATACACGCGGAAAATCGTTCAAATAGTTTATCGTTTCGCGAATGTTCATTTTGTGAATCATGGTAAATGTACGGGTCGTTGTAAATGTTTTCCGCTGCCTTGTTATAACACATTTGAATGAAAACTTCGTTAGTTGGTAATTTGAGTGAAATTTTCTTATTATCTTTACTTAAACGAACTGCGGATAGAATTTTAACACAACTTACGAAAACTGCGGCAATTAAATCGTTAAACCATGCACATCTGTTTGCAATGTTATCACTGTGCTGTTTAGATTGAGCGTCACTCCAATTTGGAACTTCTTTTAATAATTTTTGGTACATAATTAAAACTTTTCTACCTTTTGATAATTTATAGGCTTCTTCATACATTTCTTCAAAAACTTCTATCATAACCGGACACATCAGAATGCAAAGTTGGCCGAGGTATTCTCTTTTAGCTTCTACGAGTATGTTAAGGTTATCCATTTATGATAAAGGGGAATTTTTTTAAGAACTAATTATCGCGCTGCCCTGTATTTATTTGCTGTTTTCTTTAGATTTATGAGGGTTGGAAAATCTTCAAAGTCTTCTTCTTTATCAGCAACCTCCTGTTTTTTCACTTTTTTAGGTCTCCATGATATACACAATTCGAATTCTCCTACGTGTTGTACCATGAATCCACCTATGTGAAGTTGTCTTACAATATAATTCGTTGCTTTTGTTCTATCAAAGTGTGGGTGTCCTATGACAAAAGATGGGATTTGTACAAATACGTGTTTATGACTTAACTCAACTGACTGACGTATTTTTTTAGATATTTGTTCATATATTTTTACGTATGTCTCTTTTCTGAGCCTGTTACGTTTTTCTGATATTCGTGATATATCATCTACACTTATCATTACAATAATACTGAATTATTTTTTCGATATTATAACTCGGGTATTAGTGATATTGGTGTTTGGGGTGTAGGTGTTTCTGATATCATATCTGGTAATTCTGGTAAAGGTTCATTTTCTCCCTGAAATGCGAAGTTTTCTAAATCAATTTTTGGTGGTTTTGGTGTGCTATACATTTGTTGGGCATCTAAAATTTCTTTTTCGATGAACCTATTATTTTTTATTAAATCTAATTCTGATTGTCTAACGAGTGTATAGTCGTGAAATTCTTGTGCGTGTGTTGGGTTTGTAAAAATACTTATATTATCAGGTTTTTTTACGTCTATTGGTTGCGTTCTTAAAGATAAAATTTCTACTTTAGGTTTTTCTATTATTTTTCTTTCCATGTTTCTCACGAGCTGTTCCATTTTCTTTTTATCACGTTCTAATCGTATTTTTTGATACTCGTTTAGTTCGTCTATCTTTTCTTGTCTTCTTTCAATATCATTTTTTGTTTCGATCATGACGTCTTTTATACTTCTTCCATCTTCATAAGTTTCCTTGTTTATATCTATAGTTTCAAACCTTGGTCCTTCGTTTATAACACGTATATCGGCCGATACTATGAATCCATAATCAAAACCAGGATTGTTATATTTAACAACCATAAACATACATTTATATAATACATTACCTGTTATCATATGTTCGTATTTCTTGATCTTTATTGTTTCTATAATATGCGTGCATAGACCAGTTTTTTCTGAAACCTTTTCGTTTGTGCGTAGTACCATTTCTTGCATAAGATCTTTAGTTATGGATATTTTATCATCTATTTCACTGTATTGGGATAAATCCACTTCTTCGTCACTCAGCTCAGATGGTTTTTCTGGGTTGAGTGAATACATTTCCGTCCTGGTCATTGACCATAGTACAAGAAGAATAAGTAAGAATAATATGGTTTTATTCATTTATATAATGCGTGATTTTATTTTATTTTTATTTGGAAATATAATTTAATAATGTCTCTGTTAATTTTTAGTCCTCAATGCAATCATAGTTTAGATATCATAAGTTATATTAATAAACACGAGTCATTAAAACAAATCGTTTCGTATCATAATATTAATAAACTTGGCATACCTCCTCAATTTAAAAATAAAATAAGTCGAGTACCGACCATGCTAACTAAGAACGGAAAACTTTTAGTCGGTAATGAAATAAAAAATTGGCTCGAATCACTTTTACCAGTACGAGACGTTGAAATGGCTGGTTTTGGTTCATGTAGTATGACAACTTTGGATGGTGAAGGTACAGACGAATTATACGATATAGATAGTTATGGGATGTCTTTACAACCTGCAATGACACCTGAACTCGAAGAAAAAATAAGTAGAAGTGTTTCTGACGCGTATAATTCACAAACAAAACAGTAATTAAAGGAATAATGCAATTTAAACATAATGAAATTAGCTACTGTTCAGGCATCTGCTATAAAATCAACCTTTGAGGTATTAAAGGATATATTGAACGATGTGAATATATATTTTAAAAAGGACGGAGTGTATGTAGTTACACTCGACACAGCAAGAACATCGCTCGTTGATATGTATTTATCAGCTGATAATTTTGAGGAGTATGTATGTGAAGATGAAGTTGTTGCAGGTATAAACGTTTCAAATACATTTAAACTTCTTAAGTCTATAACCAATAGCGACGTTTTGGTTATATCTATAGAATGTAAAGAGTATATGAAGATAGAAATACATAGCGAGGCGAAGAAAACGTGTACTGTTTTTTCATTGAAACTTCTCGATATAAACGAGAGTCAAATTGAGGTTCCATCAATGACAATGACAACTATAACACCCATGTTATCTGCTGATTTTCAGAGAATATGTAGAGATATGTTTAACATAGGTAATGATATTGAAATAACACGTGACGGTCATACATTAAAATTGTATTGTAAGGGTGATTTTGCAAATCAAGAAACTATTATTCAGTGTACGGAAGAGAGTCCTAAAATATCGGGTGAATATTCACTTCGGTACATGAACATATTTACTAAAGCAACAAGTATGTGTTCTACTGTACAGATAATGCAAGAAGAACAAAATAGGTTTTTGATATTAAAGTATAATGTTGCAAATTTGGGTGAATTGAAGTTTTATCTTGCGACTAAGGTATCCGAAGATCCGTAATGTACCCTGTCTTTGTATCTACATTTTTGACCATACCTAACGCATTTTTTAGGCGAATTGTTGGGTATTCTTGTTCGAGTGTTTCATCGTCATAATATAACATATCACTTATCTTTATTTTTTCACCATGAAAATCGTATCTTGGACCTGCATACCTTTTTATTTTATTTAGTAAATCTTTTATAGGTTTATCATACGAATCAAGCAAATGTGCGCTCACGATTGGTATGTTAAATGATATACCTTTTTGGGTATGGGGAGGCCATTCGTGATTCATATCGTATGTCAAGTATTTATACATTTTGTCATTGTACCAATATTTGATTCTAACAATTGTTTTATCGACGTTATTTGGTACGCACGTATTTTTATAATCAATGTTGTTTAAATTTTTATAGAACGATTCGGTTATACCGTCCCACTCTTCGTATTCCTGTTCCCAAAACTCGTCCAAATCCTCTGGTATTTTTTCGTTATCTACTGTGTATTCCATGGACTGATCTATCATTTTGTAATCGGGTTTCGAAAATATTGTTTTCAGTGTTACGTGCACCCAT